GCAACTTCATATGCTCTTGGACTATCACTTTGTTGTGCTAAATCCATAATATTATCAATTGCTTCTTGTCCTTTTTCAATTAATGAGTATAGATTTCCTCTTGTATATTCGTAATCCTTATCACTCTCTTCACCAAAAGTTGGTCTTGCTACTGCTTCCTTTGATTTTTTTACAATCTCTTTTGATATAGAAGATGCTTCTATTTCTAATGCTTCGTCTATATTTTCGAATTTGCTTTTCATAATGATACATCAATCCCCTTTGTTGTACTATAAATCTTACCATCACCAAAATCAAAACGAGATTCACTAAATCCAAAATCATCATCCATTTCAACTAATTCATTATCTTCAACTGTAATCGCATCAATTGAATCCCCTTCATTGTGAGATTCAATTGATGTACCATCTTGCCCTCTTAATACAGTAAGAATATTATCAGAAATATTTTTAATATACATTTCTTCATTACCAATCATAATATAGGAACCCTCAACTAATGAGACAGCACTGGAAACATTAAATACAGTTACTTTATCATCAATGTTTTGAGAAAGTGTTGTTGTGTTGTCGTTATTATAATCTTTAATTGCTCTTGGAGTAGCAGTATATCTTAATTGTCTTGACGCATTCTTAGTATCTGTATTTGTATAATAATCAACTTGAACTTTTTTGATTAATCCATCTGTACTATCAGCAATTGGACCAAATAGATATGTTTTTGCCGTAAAGTTTAATGTGTATACTAAAGCTCTCCTTTCTGTATAATTTCCTTCATAATTATCTTCCATATTAATTCCCTCAAGAGTTATTGGAATATCTTTCTTCTCACCTATTGATGAAATCAAATTAATTGTTAATGTGAAATTTGGTTGAAATGCTGGAAGAATTTGTTCTACAATTTGCAACATATCATCATTCAACTTAGTCATAATGCTAAGTTGAAATCCAATGTTATAGGGAACTGGCATAAAAACTTTAATTTGTTCTGTTCTGTCAGTAGTTTTTATTGCCTTAAATGTTTGCATAGCAGAAACTTTTCTGCTACTATCATATTTTAAACTCGTCATCTCAAAAGACATTCGAGGAAGAGTCATCGCAACTCTTTTTCTCAAATCTGGTTTTTGTTCTACTCTTGCTAAAAACTTTTGAGTTGGACCATAAGCAATAGGAACTTTCATAAAACTATAATCAGTACCATCCTTCTCTTCATGCTTAATATACACTTCATTAAAAAGTGTACCAAAAGCAATAATGGTTTTTCTGATTATTTCATTGTAACTATAAGTTCCTAGCATAACAATATAATTTATTAATTATTTAGTAACCACCAAAAGGATTCTTTTGCGAAAAGTCAAGAATACCATCTGCTTCATCTTCAATTTCGATATTTTCTGCATAAGGGTCATATTCATCAAATGTATTAATTGAATATACTTTATGTGTTGCTGCTGCACCAACTATCAATTCACCATTAGCAAAGTTCCCACCAACTATAGAAACTTTAAGAATTCTTGTATCCGCATCCCAATCTTTCACATATCCAGTAGTTCCAGTAGAAACACCTCTGATTATTTCATTGAACTCAAAATTACCAGTAGAAATTCCAATTGGACTTGTAAGTGTAATTGTTGGAGTAACAGTATAACCAGCACCAGCATTCGTATATCGAATTGCTGTTACGATTCCAGTGACTGTTAAGACTGCTTCTGCTGTTGCATTTACTCCACCAGAAGGAGCAGTGGATATAGAAACAACAGGAGGAGATGAATACTGACTACCACCAGAAGTAATAGTTACAATTCCCAAAGTTCCAGAAGCAAGCACAGCAGTTGCAATTGCACCAGAACCAGATTGTCCCACAATTGTAACTGATGGCACTTGTGTATAACCAACACCAGGGTTAACTATGAGAATTTTATCAATCGAATCTCCTGTTCTTCCTGTTTTACTAGTCATAATGGCAACAGCGGTTGCATCAATTCCACCTACTGGTGCTTTCGAGATTTGAATTATTGGAGTAGATAGATAACCAGTTCCATCATTAATTAAATCAATATATTGAACTGACCTGTTTAGTGTAGAAGCAATCGAAATAGTTGCAGTTGCTCTAGTTGCAGTATCTCCAACCATAGTAATGGTTTGAATATAACCAAAATCCTGAACAGACCTATCAACTTCGTCGATACTAGTATCGATAAGTTCATCTTCATATCTAAAGATTTCGCATCTTAATTCATAAACATAAAGATTGTTTAACTGATAAAATGGAACTTTTCCTTCAACATACTTGATTTCAAAAAGACCATTATCAATTGGAAGATAAATTAAATCTCCTTCTTGTGGTCTTGTTGCAACTTTAATGTCTTGGTCATCTAATAAAAATGGAGATATAAAATCTTCATATCTTTCTTTTGAAATAATAAGAGTTAGTTCATCACTCGTTTTTACACCAAATTTTGATAAAATATCTCCTTGTCCTCCAAATCCATTAAAATTTGAAATATATGCTTCAATTCTAAAACTATCATCAAATTTTGATACTAAAACTTCTTTGATAATCGTTTTTTCATTAATCAACTGTCTGGGCATATATACAACATCTTGCCCATACATTTTCAATTGTTCATTGATTAAATCTTGAACAAGTCTTTGTTCACTTGAAGAACCTTGTAAAAAATAGGGATTTAGTGGAGACATTATCCTATCATATCCATTGGAGGTAATTCGTAATCTGTCTTGAGTTCTCTTTCAAGTTCTTCAATTTCTCTAATCGCATCATTTAATATTCTTTCACCATTCATCGTAATTCCACCAGGAAGTTGAACACCATTAAATTTGATTAAATTTTGTCCCCACTGCCTTTTAATGATTGCTGTTAAATATCTTTTCAACCACCAGTCGTTATATATTGCTGAAAAGTCTGATGGGTCTACAATTCGAATACAATCAACAATAATGTAACTATTTTCATTTACCATTGCCCAATCAATATCCAGATATAATCTATGTTGTTTTTTATTAAATCTCAATTGAACATCTGGAGTTATAATTCTACTAATATCTTCCAAATGTGTCTTTACCATTGCATAATTTAATAAATCAAGAGCACCATAATAATATAAGTCATTTAAAAATATTTGATATTTAATATTAAACAAACCAGATGATATAGTATTTGCATCTGATTTGAATACGTTATTTACTCCAATAATTGTATCTGGAAGTTGAATAAAATTATTTGTTTCTTCATATACAACTGTTGTAATTCCAACTTGAGAATTTGCTGTAGATGTTGTTTTATCTGTTCTTATTGTTTCTCTTTCTCCTGAAAGAAGTTTATGTTTTAAATATACTCTTGCTGCACCATCATAATGCCTTTCATTAAAATATTGAATAGCATCATCCACCAAATCGTCAATTTGGTCGTCATCGACATTTACTTCTAAAACAGGATATCCAAGTTTTCTTAAACAGTAATCAATTAATCCCTGACGAGTTGATGGTTGAGCCATTATTTAATTGAAAACTCTAATTATTTATCAGTATGTACCGCCATCAATAAATGGATATGGATTCCATTGTTCTGTTGATGAATTATAGACAAGTACAGAGTTATTTGGTATTCCCGAAGAATCGTTAATATCATCCAAATCGGAAAGTTTCATTTTTAAATTTGCAACAGCAGAAACTACTCTGTTTGCGTTATCCGCACCAAGTCTTACTTTTATTAAATTGTCCGAATTAGTCCTTACTCTAATGTCTGACATAGTTTTTATGCAGTGGTAATTCCAGCAGTAACTAATGCACTTCCTTCAACAACTCTTGTTTTCGATGTTCCACTATCTAATAATACATCATAACAATATCTTCCTGGTTTTAAAGATGATGTAGTAGTTGAACCTAAAGAAATTTTAACTCTCCCATCAGTTCTATTGGGAAAAGAAACTATAAAAGTAGCAGAAGTATTTAATGATGCTGGTGATTTCTTCAATTTTGCATATCCAGTATATCCAGTTAAATTCAGTGGAGTATTTGCTGTCGATTCAAGAAAAAATGTTTGCTGAAAATCAGCACCTCCTGGAATTGTTATATTAACTACATATATTGCCATTATGAGAACTAGATAAAATCTTTCCTAATATATTTAGGATTTGTTTTCTAATAGTTTTGTTAGCAATAATTTTATCTCCGTCAATTCAGTCTTTAAATTTTCAATTTCAGTTTTTTCATCCAATGATGAATTTTTAACTTTCAAATATTCTTGATATTCATAATCATTGCAATTTACAATTGCGTTTGATTTTTCATCACGATATAATCCTTTATGCCCTTCTACTGGTATCATACTGTTGCAATTGCTCTCAAATCTCTAATTAAAGGAACATATGATTGATTTGTTCCTGTCATAATAATTTTGATTTGGAATCCATTAAACGGAGAAAGA